TTGCTACTATTTGGAACGAGTCTAATAAACTATTCGACGAACACGGCAATATCAACAAAGACGGAATGGGAAGAAATGGTTTTAAGTCTTTGATGGCAAAGTGGGATGAGCACCCCGAACGCGATGAGGAATGGGCCACAGCAGAACGTGCTAGAATAGGCGAGGAACGTTTTAGGCGCGAACATGAATGTGAATTTATCATATACGATGAAACACTAATTAATCCACTTTACTTGGTAGAAATGCAAGGAATTGAGCCTGTGCAAAAAATAGATCAAGTTAGGTGGTACGATAAACCAAATCCTTTACATGTCTACAGCATTAGTTTAGACCCGAGCTCGGGCACCGGCGGCGACAACGCTGCTATCCAAGTAATGGATGTAAGCAGGATGACACAAATAGCAGAATGGTGCCACAATAGAACTCCAATTGAAGGGCAAATTAAAATAATGCTTCAGATCCTTTATTATCTCAGAGACAATGCTTGTAGAGAACTATATTGGTCAGTAGAAAATAACACCATTGGCGAAGCCGCTCTTGTGGTAATCAGAGACACAGGTGAAGAACAGTTTCCAGGAGAATTTATTCACGAACCTAAAAAGATTCAAGGCAAGCGAGGCAGGAAAGGTTTCCACACTGGACACCGAAGTAAAATGGAAGCGTGTTTAAACTTTAAAAGATTACTAGAACAAGATAAGGTTAAAATTAAAAGCAAACCACTAATCAGCGAACTTAAAAACTTTGTGTCTCGTGGAAACAGTTTTAGTGCAAAGCCTGGTGAGCACGACGACTTAGTGATGAGTCTAATATTAAATATTCGTATGATAGAATATATTAGCACATTTGACGACAGTATTTTTGATACCATCAACAGTGGATTGATCGACGATGACGACTGGGATGACACAGGTGGCCCTCTGCCTATAGGCATATTGTAATTTAGATTTTTGATAAATACTGTTATGAGTATAAACATAGATCTAATTGCAGAAAAAGTTTTTAATATCCTTAAAGGTTTTGGATATGCTGTTAACAGCTACGATGTTAACGGTAAACAAGTTGTGGACCCAGTAGAAGCAACTAGATTTGTTGTTAACGAGCCTAACATCCTAGTTAGACTGGATCAAACCAATGAAACTTTAGTTCTAAATACCAGCGAAGATCTCAGCGAGCACGATGTTAGACAGATGTTAAAAAATCTTAGCAACGAATATCTAATGAATTTTGATTACAAAATTTTTAATAAAACTTTAAAACCCAAAGGCGAGCAAGTAGATATAGCAAAAAAACAGGACCCGGACATGATGGAAGCAATAAAAGAACTTAAACAACTAGCAGGCCTAGCTGAAAGCTGGGACGACTACGAAGATTTAGAAACTGATCCAATGGATCCAGCAGTTAACATGTGCCCAGACTGTGAGGGCACCGGCACTGATACAGCAGGCGAGACTTGCCAATCATGTGGCGGAGAAGGCGCTATACACGAAAGCGATGAGCGGAAAGAAGATACGGCAGACGTAATGGAAGGGTTTGGAACAATGACTGGGTCGAGTAAAACCAGCTACCAACCTTTAGATAATGTAAAATTAGTTGTAAAACATAAAAAACCAGTAAGCGAAGAAGTCCGCGGTGCTCGTAGTAGAAACATTCACAGCATTTATGTACAGCGCGGCGAAGAAAGATTTAAACTTCCTGAAAATAACTTAGCAATGGCTCGCGCTATGGCCCGGCATGTTCAAAAGGGCGGTGAAGTTTTTGATACTGTAGGCGAAAGTATTAGCAGTATGGCAAGCGACTATAGAAAACTAACTGAGTTTGTTCGTTATGTGAGATCAGCAGGTATTGTTAACGAAACAAATGAGGAATATGTAAACTTAGCAGTAGAAAACATTAACAATATCAGAGATACATTTAAAAAACTTAGTGGAAGTAAAACTTACCAAACAGCAGTTGAAGGCTTAAACCAAGGGGAAAGTGTAGAAATACTGGAAGATGATTTAGACTTAGAAAGTAAATTTACAGAAAAACATTTCGATAATAAAGTAGCAGAAGTATTAGGCACATTAAAATCACTCAGCTATAAAAAGCAAACATTTGAAAGTTATATTAAACAGGCAATAGCAAAAGAAGCATTTACTAACTTAAAAGACTTGTTAAGAGAGAATGACGTTATAGACTTTTCTACAGCCCATGCAAAACTTAGCCATCAGGTTAGTCAGTTGGGTTATGCAGCCACTAACGAGAATCTAGGCAATTACTTGCACAATGTTAGTAAAAAAATCAATAACGGCGGCACACTTAACCAGTTTGAATATGATACTATTAAGAGTTGCTTGCTGTGTGCATCGACTAATCATAAAAGACAGGCAAGTATGTTCAAAGAAAACGTTGAAGAAACATATGAAAAGTTTTTAGACTCTTTTATCACACTTTAATCAAATATTAAAATCAACCAAAAAAACCCGCCTTGTGCGGGTTTTTTGCTAAATAAAATTGTTAGAAAAATGTTTTAACAAAACGGTTGACATTTTTCTATCTAGGCACTATACTTAGGCACAGTGATAAAATATATCACAAACAAGGCAATACATGGCATATTACAGGAGATTACATCATGGCCTCATTAGCAGAAATCCGAGCAAAGCTCGCATCTATGGAGAACAAAGGTTCTTCGAATTCCCCAACTCAAAGCGACAACGCAATTTATCCACACTGGAACATTGACGAAGGTAGCACTGCTACATTACGTTTTTTACCTGACGGTGACAACAGCAATGATTTCTTTTGGGTAGAACGCCAAATGATTCGTTTAACTTTCCCCGGTGTAAAAGGCGGCGATATGAAAGCCGTTACAGTACAAGTACCTTGTGGCGAAATGTATGGGGACAACTGTCCAGTACTTACTGAAGTACGTCCTTGGTTCAAAGATCCTTCATTAGAAGATATGGGACGTAAGTATTGGAAGAAACGTTCATACATTTTTCAAGGGTTTGTACCTGAAAATCCTCTCAACGAAACAGCACCAGAAAATCCTATTCGTAGGTTTGTTATTTCCCCACAGATCTTTAACATCATCAAGGCCTCGTTGATGGACCCAGACATGGAAAATATCCCTACTGATTATGTTAATGGTACTGATTTCCGTATCACTAAAACTACAAAAGGCCAATATGCTGATTACAGTACTAGTAAATGGGCAAGAAAGGAAAGCAGTCTCAATGAAGATCAATTATCAGCTATTGATACAAATGGACTGTTTGATCTCAAGTCCTTTTTACCTGCTCGTCCAACTGACGATGGTTATCGAGCTATTGCTGAGATGTTTGCTGCTAGTGTTGACGGCGAACTGTATGACCCAGAAAAATGGGGGCAGTATTACAGACCATACGGTGTTGAAGTAAACACAACAAAAACACAGGCAACTGTTGCGCCTGCCCAAGTTAGTGCTACAGTCACAGAAACAAACACAGCGGAAACTCCGGTTGAAGCAGAACCTGCCCCAGCTACAGTAGTAGCGGAGACCCCTACACCTGCTACTACTGAAGCTGGTTCCGGCGGTAAAAGCGCAGATGATATTCTGGCAATGATCCGTAGCCGCTCTGCAAGCTAAGGAGTATTTAACATGCACAAACCAGTAGACCTAACAAAGTTTAGGACATCTATTACAAAAAGCATTTCAGGAATAAGTGCTGGGTTTCATGATCCAAAGGATTGGATCAGCACCGGCAATCACACATTGAACTATTTAATTAGTGGAGACTTTGGAAAAGGTATTCCACTAGGAAAAGTCAGTGTGTTTGCAGGCGAGTCTGGATCAGGTAAGTCGTTTATTTGTTCCGGTAATATTGTGCGTAATGCACAACAAGCAGGCTGTCAGGTTGTATTATTTGACTCTGAAAACGCACTCGACGAAGATTGGTTGAAAGCATTAGGTGTTGATACTGAACCTGAAAAATTGTTGCGTATTAGTGTTAGCATGATTGATGATGTTGCTAAAACTATGAGTGACTTTATGAAAGATTACAGATCGAATTACGCAGATATGCCATACGAAGACATGCCCAAACTGTTGTTCGTCATCGACAGTTTAGGTATGCTTCTTACTCCCACCGATGTGGACCAGTTCCAGAAAGGTGATATGAAAGGTGATATGGGTCGTAAGCCGAAGGCGCTTACGGCCCTTGTCCGCAACATGGTAAATCAACTTGCACCATATCCGATTGGACTTGTAGCAACTAACCACACTTATGCATCGCAGGACATGTTTGATCCTGATGATAAGATCAGTGGAGGCCAAGGCTTTATATATGCTTCAAGTATTGTGGTTGCAATGCGTAAACTCAAACTCAAAGAAGACGAAGACGGTAATAAGACTTCAACTGTGCAAGGTATTCGTGCCGCATGTAAAGTAATGAAGTCTCGATACAGTAAGCCTTTCGAAGGTGTACAGATCAAGATACCATATGAAACAGGTATGGATCCATATAGTGGATTGTTGGACATGTTTGAAGCAAAAGGTATTGTGGAAAAAGTAGGAAATAAACTATCTTACGTTTCTCCTATTACTGGCGAGGAAACAAAAGAGTTCAGAAAAGGATGGACAGGAGAAAAACTTCAGGTAATTATAGACGAATGGGCTAATAATCCTGCATCTAGCGATGATACCGTAGATGTAGGAGATGTTGATCCCGACGAAATAATTACACCTGAGGAACTTATTAATGAATCCTGATATATCATTTTTACACGAGCTGTGGGATAGCATAAAAACTTTTGTACCTAAAAAAGAAAGACTTCCAGTGGCAGAAGCTGTTGTGAGATCTTTCGACGACTATGCCGACATTGATGCAGTAGAAGATCATTTAAATGAATTCGACAGCATTATGAAAGCAGCAATCGTTAGTCATTTTGATCTCATCGAGGACGAAGAAGACGAAGACGATGATAATTACGGTGAATGGTAAATGAGTACTTGGTATAACAAAGTAGTAGATGATTTATCTAACATTGTTGATACTATAAGCTATTTTGAAGCACAGCTCAACGAAGCAAAGTACGAGTGCAGGATAAAAGGTAGCCTGGAGAAATCCAGTGCTGCCTTACCTGGCATTACTGAGCATCGTTTTAATCAATTACAAGAAATAGAAGCTATACTAGAACATCTAAATATAGAACTACGTAGAGAACGTAGTAAAACATTTAAAAAATATTTAGAAACATACAACAGGCAACTCACAAGCAGAGATGCTGAAAAGTATGTTGACGGCGAACCCTCCGTTATTGATCTCACACATCTTTGCAATCAATTTGCACTATTAAGAAATAGTTACTTGGGCATATTGAAGGGATTAGATACCAAGCAATGGCAGATTGGACACATCACACGATTACGCACCGCAGGAATGGAAGATATTGTTATAGATTAAATCTCTAATAAAATCAAGCACTTAGCAACTGCTGTAAGTTGTTGTTTTTATTAGGGTTTTTAACATTGACTTTGCCTAAAATCTAGCCTATAATATACACATAAAGTTAGGAAATGGCAAAAAATGTTTGAATTATTACTTCTAGTCGCTACACTGTATTTTTTTATAAAAATTATAATGAATGCATTTACAAGCGAATCTCTAGTAGAGTTTATAGCATATTTTGCT